ATCAGTACAATGCATCCGGCGGCAAGGAAAAACACCTCAAGCATCCACTGTACAAGCTGCTTCATGACGAGCCGAATCCTGAGATGACTTCTTTTGCGTTTAGAGAAACGCTGATGAGTCATCTTTTGTTATGGGGTAATGCCTACGCGCAGATCATCAGAAACGCTCGTGGCGAGGTCGTTGCACTTTATCCGCTGATGCCGAACAAAATGACAGTCGACCGAGATTCAAACGGTCGGCTTTTCTATTTGTATCAGCGCAGCAACGAGGACACTCCCTCCCTTGGCAAAGACAGTCAAGTCTACTTGGCTCCTTCGGATGTCCTGCATATTCCTGGACTTGGCTTTGATGGACTGGTTGGCTACTCTCCCATTGCTATGGCGAAGAATGCCGTGGGACTGGCCATTGCCACTGAGGAATATGGTGCGAAATTCTTCGCTAACGGAGCTGCTCCGGGCGGCGTGCTGGAACACCCAGGCACCATCAAGGACCCACAAAAGATTAAGGAGTCCTGGAACGCAGCCTATCAAGGTAGCGGAAACTCACACCGAGTAGCCGTTCTCGAGGAAGGCATGAAGTATCAGCCCATCGGGATCTCGCCAGAGCAAGCTCAGTTCTTAGAAACGAGGAAATTCCAAATCAATGAAATCGCCCGTATTTTCAGGGTGCCACCTCATATGCTGGCTGACCTTGAGAAATCGTCCTTCTCCAACATCGAACAGCAATCCCTTGAGTTCGTGAAATATACCCTCGACCCTTGGGTAGTGCGATGGGAACAGTCCATGTGCCGCGCCCTGCTCATGGAGAGTGAAAAGTCGAAGTTGTTCATTAAGTTCAATGTGGACGGGCTGCTTCGGGGCGACTACGTAAGCCGCATGAGCGGTTACGCCACTGCACGTCAGAACGGCTGGATGAGTGCCAACGACATCCGGGAGCTTGAGAATCTGGACCGCATCCCGGCAGAGCTCGGTGGCGACCTCTACCTTATCAACGGCGCAATGACCAAACTGCAGGACGCTGGCGCGTTCGCAAATATAAAAGAAACGGAGGAAACCGAATGAAGAAATTCTGGAACTGGGCACGGGATGATAATTCCGGTGTCCGAACACTCTACCTTGACGGCGTAATTGCCGAAGAGTCATGGTTTGACGATGATGTCACCCCTAAGGCATTTAAAGCAGAGCTTACTGCCGGTGAGGGTGACCTTGTTATTTGGCTCAACTCACCCGGCGGCGACTGCATTGCTGCAAGTCAGATTTATACCATGCTCATGGATTACAAAGGCAAGGTCACCGTCAAAATCGATGGGATTGCAGCCTCTGCTGCATCCGTAATCGCTATGGCAGGAACAACCGTGCAGATAGCACCGACTGCCCTCATGATGGTGCATAATCCGTTGACCGTAGCAATCGGTGACAGCGAGGAAATGCAAAAGGCCATCGCCATGCTCTCGGAGGTTAAAGAAAGCATCATCAACGCCTACGAGATCAAAACAGGACAATCACGGGCAAAGCTATCTCACCTCATGGATGCGGAAACCTGGCTCAACGCAAAGAAAGCCATCGAGCTTGGTTTTGCAGATGGCATCCTCGAGGACGAAAAGAAACGACTACAGACCGAGGATTTCACCTATGCCTTCAGCCGCAGAGCCGTTACCAACTCTCTGCTTGACAAGGTAAAGCCTAAGATACCTAAACAACAAGTAGGTACACCCGTAGAGTCGCTGGAGAAGCGGCTCTCTTTAATTCAACACTAAATTAGGAGGAAAATACAATGAACAAAATTCTTGAACTGCGCGAGAAGCGCGCAAAAGCGTGGGAAACAGCAAAAGCATTCCTCGATACTAAGAGGGGCTCTGACGGACTGGTTTCTCCGGAGGACACAGCAATCTACGACAAGATGGAAGCGGATGTGGTTTCCCTTGGAAATGAAATCGACCGTCTGGAAAAGCAGGAAGCTCTCGACCGTGAGCTTTCCAAGCCCCTGAACACACCCCTTACAGGCAGACCTACTCTTCCGGGCATGGATACAAGAAGCGGCAGAGCATCTGACGAGTACAGAAAAGCCTTCTGGAACGCGATGCGCACCCGCGCTGGCGAAGGACTTGATCCTGTTATCAGAAATGCGCTTCAGATCGGTACTGATACTGAAGGCGGCTACCTTGTGCCGGATGAATTTGAGCGTACCCTTGTAGAAGCCCTCGATGAAGAGAACATTTTCAGAAGGCTTGCAAAAGTGATCACTACCTCTTCAGGTGACCGTAAAATCCCAGTTGTAGCATCCAAGGGTACAGCCTCTTGGATCGATGAGGAAGGTGCAATCCCCGAAAGTGATGACAGCTTTGGTCAGGTATCCATTGGGGCCTATAAGCTTGGAACCATGATTAAAGTTTCTGAGGAGCTGCTTAACGACAGCGTATTCAACTTGGATACCTACATTGCTAAAGAGTTCGCCAGACGTATCGGGAACAAGGAAGAAGATGCATTCTTCACCGGCGACGGCTCTGGAAAACCTACCGGTATCCTTGCAGCTACTGGTGGCGCGCAGCTTGGTGTGACCACTGCAAGCGCTACGGCCATCACCATCGACGAGGTGCTTGATCTGTTCTACTCCCTTAAGGCACCGTACCGAAACAAAGCAGTGTTCGTCATGAACGATGCCACAGTTAAGGCGATCCGCAAACTGAAGGACGGTCAGGGACAATACATCTGGCAACCTTCACTGCAGGCCGGTACACCAGATACCATCCTGAACAGACCTGTTTACACCTCAGCTTATGTCCCTAACATCGCCGCATCTGCTAAGTCCATCATCTTCGGTGATTTCGGCTACTACTGGGTTGCCGACCGTCAGGGGCGTGTTTTCAAGAGACTCAATGAGCTCTATGCAGCTACCGGTCAGGTAGGCTTTGTTGCAACTCAGCGTGTTGATGGAAAACTGATTCTGCCGGAAGCTATTAAAGTTCTCCAGCAGAAAGCATAACGGAGGTGCACTATGAGCTATAACGCAAAGAACTACACCGAGCAAGGCGGCGAGAAAACCGTCATAGGCGGCACACTTGAAATTAAGGAGGGGGCCTCGATAACGGGGCTTCCTTCTCAGTTTACACCGGCTGAAAATCAGTCAGACTCAACCGCTACAACCATTGCTGGACTTGTTGTTGATTTCAACGCGCTGCTTGCGAAACTAAAAGCTGCTGGGCTTATGACGGCTGATAGTTAAGAACAATGAAAGGATGGTGACGGTATGACACTGCTTGAAAAAGTTAAGGCAAACCTCATTCTTGAGCACTCGGCAGATGATGAGCTTTTGCAGATGTACATCACCGCTGCCGTCAGGTATGCCGAGAGCTATCAGCATCTGCTCGAAAACAACTATACCGAAAACGCAATGCCACCCACTACAGAGCAAGCCGTTATCATGCTGTCGTCCCATTTCTATGAATCAAGGGACGGCAGCACGGGCGGCTTTTTTGCAGACAATGTTCAGGCTGGACAGCAAGTGTGGAATACGGTCAACCTCTTACTTCGGCTGGACCGGGATTGGAAGGTGTGATAGTTAAATTTTGCGGTAACGTTGTTGATTTTGAGGGGTTTTACCTAAAGGCAATACTTGGGCTGAACCAGCCCCCTGGGCAAAAGCAAAAAATGAACTGCCAAGACGAGTGCGGTTTCCTTTGTCGATTCGATTCCACTCATAACCAAGGAAAAGATCTTTGACCATAAATTCTTCACCAACTAGCAGATTTTGAATTTCATTCTGTGCGTAAGTGATTAAGTCTGTCAAAGAAGTACTGTGTGAAACTGGGGTGTTCATAATAGGCATATTGTTATCCTCCTTTTTTACATAGTAGCTAGTAGCTACTTGTTTATATGCATAATACACCTACTAGCTACTAGCTGTCAAGTACTTTGCAAAAATATATTCTGGAGGTAAGTATTATGAGCTATGGAAAGATGAACACTTTCATCGATATCGTTGAAAAAGTGACCACGAAGGATCACGAGGGCTTTAAAACCGAAGTCGACAACATCATCGCCTCTGTCAAAGCGTATCGGGAGGGTCGGCACGGCAATGAGAAATGGGCAAACAGAGCCAGCTTCTCTGAAGCCACCGACCTTTTCCGTTTTCGGAGAATCCCTAATGTAACTGTTACAACTTCTATGGTTGTGGTGAACAAAGAAGGCCGCTTTCAAATCACCTCGGTGGAGGATGTCAAGGGACGCGGCATGTATCTTGAGGTTCTTGCCAAGGAGGTGAAACCCAGTGGCTAAAGCAACATTAAAAATGCCGGACGACTTCCTGATGAAGCTCTCAAGGCTTGGCGAGAAAACAGATGAAATCATTCCCCGCGTATTGAAAGCAGGCGGTGAGGTTGTCGAGGCAAAAGTTAAAAGCAATCTACAGAGTGTTATTGGAAATGGCACGAAAGAAGATAGCAGATCCACTGGAGAGCTCGTTTCAGCCCTTGGTGTCTCCTCTGCCAGACAAGACAGAGACGGGAATTTCAATGTCAAAGTCGGTTTTTCTGAGCCTCACAGGGATGGCAAAAGCAATGCTATGGTTGCAGGCGTTTTAGAGTATGGCAAACATGGACAGCCGCCTAAACCTTTTCTGAAGCCTGCGAAAACAGCAAGTAAAAAGGCCTGTGTGGACGCGATGATCGCGACATTTGAAGAGGAGGTTAATAAAATATGAGCCTTCTCAGTGAACTGAACACTCTCATCACACCACTCGTTCCTCTGGAAACGGGCGTGTTTTCAGAGCCTGCACCAGACCGTTACGCTGTGATCACACCGATGGTTGATACGTTCGAGCTATATACCGACGATAAACCCCGGCATGAAATCCAGGAGGCGCGGATATCCCTGTTTGACAAGGGAAGCTATACGACTCTCAAAACCCAAATTGTCCGCCTCCTTCTGGAAGCGGATTTCATAATAACCGACCGCCGGTACATCGGACACGAGGATGACACCGGCTATCACCATTACGCCATTGATGTGGCGAAAAACTACGAATTGGAGGATTAACAAATGGCGACAATCGGATTAGATAAATTGTATTATGCCAAAATCACAGAGGATTCAAGCGGCAATGAGACTTACGGCACGCCTATCCAGCTTGCAAAAGCGATGAAAGCGGATTTGTCCGTAGAGCTTGCTGAAGCGACTCTGTATGCCGATGATGGGCCTGCTGAAATCGTGAAGGAATTCAAGAGCGGGACCCTTTCCCTTGGCATTGATGATATCGGCGTGACGGCGGCTGAGGACCTTACCGGAGCAACGCTTGACGATAATAACGTCGTTGTGTCCGGCAGTGAAGATGGCGGTTCACCTGTTGCAGTTGGCTTCAGAGCTAAAAAGTCAAATGGTAAATATCGATACTTCTGGCTTTACCGTGTGGTATTTGGCATCCCGGCTACCAACCTCGCCACCAAGGGCGACAGCATCACCTTTTCCACCCCAACTATCGAAGGAACTGTGGTGCGAAGAAATAAGCTTGATGGCAACGGAAAGCATCCGTGGAAATCAGAGGTCAATGAGGACGACACTAGCGTTCCGGCTTCCGTAATCACCGGCTGGTACACGCAGGTTTATGAGCCTGTTTTCACCGTCACACCGTAACGGAGGGATAGCACATGGATAATGAAAGAAGTTCAGGAATATCAATCGGTGGCCAAGAGTATGAGATGCTCCTAACCACTAAGGCAACTAAGGAGATCGCCAAAAGATATGGCGGTCTTTCTAATTTGGGCGAAAAGCTCATGAAAACAGAGAACTTTGAGATGGCGCTGGATGAGGTTGTTTGGCTGATCACCCTTCTGGCCAATCAATCAGTGCTGGTCCACAACCTGCAGAACCCTTCAAAAAAGCGGGATCTTCTGACAGAAGAGACAGTCGAGCTTCTCACCTCACCCTTTGAGCTCGCTGAGTACAAAAACGCCATCATGGACGCCATGTACAAAGGGACAAAACGCCATGTTGAAAGTGAGGATGAACCCTCAAAAAACGTACAGGTCGGGTAAGCGACGATGAGTTGTTTGCCCGACTGATTTTTTATGGAGTATCCCTCCTTCATCGCTCTGAGCAGGAAGTTTGGCTGATGCCAATCGGACATTTACTCGACCAGTGGGAGGTATACAAGCAGTTCAACGGACTCGCAAAAGCAGCCCGTGAGTATTACATCGATGAAATCATTCCAAACGGAATCTAAGGAGGTGATGGGAACATGGCGGATAACTTCGGTCTAAAAATTGGCGTCGAGGGTGAAAAAGAGTTCAAAAGAGCCCTTGCTGATATCAATCAGTCGTTCAAGGTGCTCGGCTCTGAGATGAAGCTCGTCGAATCTGAGTTCGGCAAAAACGAAAATAGCGTCCAGTCCCTCACCTCCAAGAACGAGGTGCTCAACAAGCAGATCGATGCCCAGAAGGACAAAATCGGAACCCTGCGTAAAGCACTTGAGAATGCATCCTCATCGTTTGGAGAAAATGATCGCCGAACTCAAGCCTGGGCAGTTCAGCTCAATAACGCCCAAGCCGAACTCAATGGTATGGAGCGCGAACTTAAGGATAACGAAAAAGCCCTGGATAGCGTCGCCGATGAATTTAACGCAGCTGAAAAACAAGCGGACCAGTTTGGCGATGAGCTTGATAAAACAGGCAAGGATGCAGACTCAGCTGGAGGAAAATTTGAAAAGCTCGGCTCCGTCGTCAAGGGTGTCGGTGCAGCTATGGGTGTTGCCTTCGCCGCTATCGGCACTGCCGCAATTGGGGCGGGCAAGGCGCTCGTTGACATGACCGTAGAAGCGGCCGCTTACGCAGACGAAATGCTGACACAATCCACCGTCACTGGTATGTCAGTGGAGAGCCTTCAAGCCTACAGCTATGCGGCTGACCTTGTCGACGTTTCGATGGAGACCTTAACCGGGTCTATGGCCAAGCAGGTAAAATCAATGTCAAATGCCAGAGATGGCTCGGCAAAGTTCGCTGATGCTTATGCGAAGCTAGGCATCTCCGTAGCGGACAGTAATGGCCAGCTCAGGGATAGCGAGACGGTATATTGGGAAACCCTCGATGCCCTCGGAAAAATCTCAAACGAAACCGAACGAGACGCTCTTGCTATGCAGATATTTGGTAAGAGCGCGCAGGAGCTAAATCCTCTAATTGCTCAAGGTAGTGCTGGCATCGCCGCCCTAACCGAGGAAGCAAAGCGTATGGGTGCTGTCTTAAGCGAAGAAAGCATCGAAAAGCTCGGTGCCTTTGATGATTCTGTTCAGAGACTGAAGCAGGGATCGGAAGCCGCACAGCGAGTGATGGGAACTGTGCTTCTACCACAGCTTCAAACCCTCGCCGATGATGGAGTTTCATTACTCGGAGACTTCACCTCCGGACTGGTTGAAGCTGGTGATGACTTCGATAAAATCAGCGAGGTAATTGGCAGCACGGTGGGCGGTCTGGTGGACATGATTATGGAAAACCTCCCGAGGATCATTCAGGTTGGAATGGACATTGTCATGGCCATCGTAAGTTCGATCGCCAACAACCTACCGACTATTGTTGAGTGTGCTTCATCCATCGTCATGACGCTGCTTCAAGGTTTAATTGAGGCTTTGCCCGCTATCACGGAAGGCGCTCTGCAACTTGTCCTTACACTGGTGCAAGGTATCATCGACAATCTACCTGCCATCATTGAAGCTGCGATTCAGATGATTGTCACTCTGGCGTTGGGTATTGCGGAAGCTCTACCTGAACTGATCCCTTCCATCGTCGAAGCGATCCTCTTAATTGTTCAGGTGCTGCTGGATAACATGGATAAAATCCTCGAAGCCGCCTTCGCCATTATAAAAGGTCTGGCGGAGGGCTTGCTGAATGCACTGCCAGAGCTGATCAACGCACTGCCTCAAATTATTATGAGCATCATCAATTTCATTACCAACAACCTACCTGCCATCATTTCAATGGGTATACAGCTAACCATTCAGCTCGCGGCCGGTTTAATCAA